CATTCTCTAAGCACGCCACCGCATGAGCCATAGGTGATATTGCTGAACTTGGAAGCCACCACAACATCATTTTGCTAATGGAATCAAGCGCTAACGGTGCCATCATATGTTTGGTGTCCTCAGAGTATAGAAAGCCACGCGATAGAAACGTGACCTCACTCGCCCACAAATCCCTTGACTCACTGGATTTATCCGCCATTGTGTACTCCTGCCCAAGAGTCACCATATAATCAGTAAATTGTTTGTGTGTGAAACAACCTTTCGCATTAATTATATGGTCATCACCATATATTATGAAGAAAATCCCCATAAACATAGTGACAGCAGCCTCGAAGTCAATTGTGTTATGTACACAGTAACCAGCAATGTACAAAAGCATAACGAGGCAATTCATCAAGGTTGTTCCAGGCCACCCACTTGGCCCAGAATTAACCATCTCCAACATATCTCCACCAATACAACTAACCCAATAGATAACCTCTGTCTGAAGCGACTTTAACGCCCACTTATCTTCATCGGAATAATCACCATAGGTATCAACAAGAAACCACAAGATGTCAAAACCAGCTTGTAACATGGAATTACGCTCCCCATCATCCATACCCTTTATGTCGCCGGCTATTAACTTATCTTTAGCAGCAATTTGCAAAGATAAGTAAAGTTGATGCCACTCAATCGAGGTCGCATTTATGCCAACCGCAAAACCAAACATCTTTCGAAATTCCATCATAAAAAAGAAAAAGGGCATCCAGTAAACTCGCATTAACAGTGTCAAAACAACTGGACAACCAAGAAACTGCCGAGCACGCTTGCCAGGCTTTCGAGGTTCATCCTTCAAGTGACTTGTAAACACACTCATAAGACGATGGCCACTCCTAATCAAATCATCAGCAGCCAACACCTTGGCCAATAAATCGGGATTCAGCTCATACTTACCGGTATCAACATTTGTGTGAACGTAATCTCTCTTAATACCAGGGAAACCATAGCCAGCACTAGTACTATAATTTGGGCCTGGCAACATACCATCAACACCATTTGCAGCCACAACAAGATCAAACGGCTTTATCTTAGACATTGTAACAGGATTTGGTAACACCTTCCTCAGTTTATAAACGACAACCTCAGCAGCTCGTCGATAAAACTCAACATCATCGACAAATCGTCGTGTTCGACGAATATAGGTGGCAACATGTGGACTAATCAGACCAACATGCCCATCTATATCAACCAACTGATCACTCATATCTGGTGGGCCTTTTGTTGTCGTAAAATGCTCCTTCGCGTATGTATACAGGTAAGTATGCTCCAATCGACTCTTATCTGTAATACGTCGAAAACCTGGGTCGGTTCCGAGTAACGACCCACAACCAACAAAATGCCTAAACTTACTACGTGCATCCAACGGTTGTAATCTCATTAACACACCCTGTGGAACAATCTTACTACGAAAATGAGTCATCTTCTCAATTTCACGCAGTTGGTCCTGTGTGATATGGTCACCAACACCCAGTGTATCATTGCCAGCAACATGAAT